CCATATACCGATGCTGAGGATGCGTATTTTACGGGAATCTGATACTCTATTGCTTTTCCAAAGAGATGTGCAGTGAAATCTTGATTGTAGTGTGCAATAGTCATCCAGTTCTTCTCTGTGGTGGAAGACATTGCTCCATTATGAATGATTAGGTATACTTTCTCCCAATCATCAAATTTAGATAGAAATTTCCAACCGTCTTCTTTATCAATACAAATAACAGGTTCTCTGAGTTCTTCTTCAATTACACGAAGAAAGTGAGAACCAATAAAACCTTCATGGCCAGTTAGTAGAATCATTATGAAAGAGGTAGAAAAAATACTTGAGTTAGTCTATAGTTGTCGTCTTCAAAAAATCCTGGTTTATCATAACTTCCATGAAGGACGTTTGTTGGGTAGAAAATCATTCTATTATACTTCATTTCTGCCAAATGTATTAGTTCCCAAGGACCTATACTATCAGAAACATAATCCTCTTCCCATATTCCATTTTGTTCTGGATTAACTTGTTGTCCTTTGTAATTGTAAAATGCAGTGCCACCCTGGCATTCTTTACCCTTATTCAAATAAATCACTCCTGCCCAACCTTTAATTTCACTTTCAAATGGGTAATCAATGTGTGGGATGCGAAATCTATCTTTAGACTGAGTTACGTTTACTGAAAAGGGAACTTCTAGACATGCTTTATCAAAGGCATTAACTTCTCCTAGTCTTAGTCCATATACATTATCAGCAATGCTTTTCCATACTTCATGGATATGATCTAAGTTCATATTCATATTTACCCTAGTTCCAGGTGATTTTCCACAAATTCTAGGGTTGTCTGTCGGTGGGCATCTAAGTGCTAAATTTCTAACCTTGTCTGGATTTGTATAGAAGTTGTCAATGTATACGATAGGGAATTCTTGCCATCCCATCAATTCAACTCTTGCAGTTACTTCTTCATTGACTGCAAAGGTTTCTTGTTCATTAATAAAGTACTTTTTCATGTAACCTAAATACTTCGGAGAAACTTATGAATGTAGGAATGGCTAAACCTTCCAGCAGAGACGAGTTGAAAGAGTATGCTCTTAGGAAACTCGGAAAGCCAGTATTGGAAATTAACGTCGATGATGATCAAATCGAGGATCTCATCGATGATGCCATCCAATTCTACCACGAAAGACATGGCGAGGGAATAGATAGAGTCTTTTTAAAGCACAAGTTAATACAATCTGAGAAGGATGTGTTAGCTGGTATTGCTTCTACCACTACAGGATCCAGTTCTCATGGTGGTATTGCCATGATGGAGTATGAAGAGGGTGCAAATTATCTTCCACTACCTGATAGTATTATAGGTGTTAATAAGGTATTTAAAGCTGATTCGTCATCAATCTCTGACGGACTGTTCAACATTAAATATCAACTGTTCCTTAATGATTTATACTACTACGGAGCGATCGATTTACTGAACTACGGTATGGTCAAGTCATACCTAGAAACTCTAGACTTCTTGATCAATCCAGATACCCAAATAAGATTTAACAAGAAAAATAGAAGACTATATCTAGATATTGATCTAAATGGTATCGGTGGCAATCACTACCTAGTTATTGATTGTTACAGAGAAGTAGACCCCGAGAGTGCAACTTCCGTATACAATGATTCTTGGTTGAAGAGATACGTTACTGCTTTAATTAAGAGACAGTGGGGACAGAACTTAATTAAGTTCCAAGGAGTAAAACTTCCTGGTGGATTGGAGATGAATGGAAGACAACTCTTTGACGATGCGGTGAGAGATATTGAGATCTTAGAACAGGTCTTGATGACTGAGTATGCGATGCCACCCCTAGACATGATAGGATAATGCCATTAACACCATTCTTTTTACACGGATCACCAAGTGAACAAAGACTGATTCAAGACTTGGTGAATGAGCATCTTAGGAATTTTGGACAGGATATTCTGTACCTTCCTAGAAGGATTGTCAATGAACAAACAGTGATTAAAGAGATCACTGCTTCTAGGTTTGATGATAGTTTTAGAATCGAAGCCTACTTATCAAACTTTGATGGATTTGGAACACCATCGGATGTTCTAACAAAGTTTGGTGTCCGAGCGACTGATGAGGTTACCCTGGTTATCTCTAAAGAGAGATATGATGACTTCATTTCTCCCAAACTTAAGTTATGGCCAAAGGAAGAAATCAAGGTTGCAACCACTCCACAGGAAGGTGATCTTATTTTCTTACCACTTGATGATGCTCTATTTGAGATCAAGTATGTCGAAAGGAAGGTTCCTTTCTATCAGTTAAATGATCTCTACATGTATGAACTTAGATGTGAGATCTTTGAATATGAAGATGAGAGAATCGATCTTCCTAGTAATCTTACCGATGTTAATGGTGAGGAAATTAAGGATGGTATTGCTGCTGGTGGTCAACAGGTAACTATTCAGTTCCATAAAGACACCGTTGATAATGCCCTTGCAACTATTGGATATGCAAGTACTATTTTTGGTACTAAGTCTGTACAGTATATTCAGATGTTTGATGATGGAAACTATAAAGGAACTCCAAGTGTAAGAGTTGCTAAACCAAAGAGAGGTGAGAGAGCAACTGGTATAGTAACTAGTCTCGTCAATGGAACTGTAGAGAAAGTAGATATTACATTCGGTGGTAATAACTATATTCAAATTCCAACTATACAGTTCACGCCTCCAAACAAACCAGCTTCATCACAAATTAAGTTCGGTAATAATGGTCTAGAACATACTAGTTACAATGATGTAACAAATGCAAATATCAAAGCAACTTCAGATATCAATGCTAGAGTTACTGAGGATGGTAGGCTAGTATTCAGTCTATGGTTCTGGCCAAATCAATTTGATCCAGATCCTAATTTTGGTGGAGTTATTGCATGGACTGATAAATTTAAGTTGTACCATAGAGAGACAGGCAACGTAGTCTTTGCATCTGGATCTGGATCTATTGAAAATACATCTACATTAAACTTAAATGCTTGGAACTTTATTAGAGTTGAAGTTCTAAATCAAGAAGCTAAAGTATGTGTTAACGGTAATGTAAGTAATACTTTGGGTACAGCTGACCCAACCATGGTATTCACCAATGATGATATTAAGTTGGGATCTGATGCTGGAGGTCAAGGAAAATCTCCTACTATTACTAGAGGATTTATCGGTAATCTTGATCACATTACTTTAAATCAAACAGGTGACAATGCTTTCAGTAGTGTGAGTGAAACCCTTGTTCCCACAACAGAGGCTGAACAAGAACTGGATACTCAGTCTGGAACTGTTTCATCTTTTGTTAATAATCTTGATAATGAGTATCCAATCGTGACTGTTGGGTTAAATACTAGTAGGGAAGTTTATACAGTCACAATTGAACATCCAGGTAATGGATACGCATCCATACCTCTACTGACCATAGATGAACCAGAATTAGGTGAACAAGCAACTGCTGTTGCAATTATGACTTCTAGAACTGGTATTCCAAACCAGGCTATCGATAGAATTCTATTGACTAATCCAGGTTTTGGATATACTGAACCACCTATTATTACTTTGAGTGGTGGAACCCCAGTATCTCCAGGTATTGCAACTGCTATTATTTCGGAAAGAGTATTGGGTCCAGTTGCAATCACTACTGGTGGTCGTGGATATACATTTACTCCTACAGTAGGAATTACATCTACTTTCATTCCATCTTCTGTAGGTATTTCTTCTAATATTCGTAATGCTAAAGCCGAAGCAGTTGTTGGTACAGGACTAACAGTTGTTTCAATCAGATACAGTAATGCTGGTGCTGGTTATACCTTCACACCAACTATTGATATCGGAGAGGTCGAAGCAACCGTCTACGGAGATTTTGTTCTAAATGAACTCGTCAGAGGAGTCTCGACTGGTACTAGTGCTTATGTTACTTCTTGGGATTCTCTTAATAGAATCCTTGAAGTTTCTTTACCTAATGGCGAATTTGCAGTAAATGAAGCCATTGTAGGTGCTGGTGCAAGTTACAGAGTAGCTAATGTAGAAACAACCGTATCTAATATTCCATTCGCATCCAACGATGAAATTGAGTTGGAAGCAGATCTTATCGTAGATTTCTCCGAAAGAAATCCTTTTGGTGAAGTCTAAATACTTGTATAACTTGGGATCGTCATGTTAAGTAGTCATTTTTATCACGAAATTATACGAAAGACTATTGTTGCTTTCGGAACATTATTTAATGGAATTGAAATCCGACACACTGATAGATCGGGTGATATTCATAGTGTTGTTAAAGTTCCAATCTCATATGGTCCACAACAAAAGTTTCTAGCAAGACTAGAACAGAATAGAGATCTTGTTGATGGACCTGCGAGGGCAATTACTTTGCCTCGTATGTCTTTTGAGATGATTGGAATGAACTATGATGCTTCCAGAAAAGTCTCCACTATGCAGACTTTCAAAGCAGTCAATAAAGAAACCAATAAACTAATCAAGGGATTTATGCCAGTCCCTTATAATATTAATTTTCAACTTAGTATCCTTTCAAAATTAAACGAGGATGCTATTCAAATTCTTGAACAGATCCTACCATATTTCCAACCAGCATTCAATCTGACAATTGATCTAGTATCTACGATTGGCGAGAAAAGAGATATGCCAATTACTCTAGAGAGTATCAGTATGGATGATAACTATGAAGCAGATTTTCTAACTAGACGAGCATTAATCTATACACTAAACTTCACTTGTAAGACGTACATGTTTGGTCCAGTCGATCAACAGACAGGACTTATTAAAGAAGTTAAGGCTGATCTTTACAGTGATACTGCTAACATCAAGACAGGTTCTAGACAAATGAGATATAGTGTAACACCTGTTGCAGTTAGAGATGTTACGCAAGATGATACTGCTAGAACTAATCAAGAAATCGATACAAGACATACAGAGTTCTCTGTCAATAGTGCAACTCCATTTAAGAGAGATGACTTCATCCAAATTGATGGTGAAGTTATGAGAATCACCAAAATTACTGGTGATAGGTTGCACGTATTAAGAGGACAGTTCAGCACTATGATTGAGAATCATGATTTGAACGTTCGTATTTCTGCAATTAATGTTCAAGATACTGAACAGATTGTAGAGGGTGATGACTTTGGATTCAGTGAAACCAGAGAATTTTTTGATAGTCAAGGTGATGTTTATAGTAACAGTACCACTGTTGACTCTGGCGCTAGGGAGATTAGTTAATGAAAGATGAATTTGATGCTATTGACAGTTCACTAGAAGTTGAAGCTGAAGTTGTTCCTGTAAAGAAAAAGGAATCTAAACCAACTCGCACAACTCTAAAGAAGAATGATGGGGATGAGATTCAAAAAGACTACGAGTATACAAGATCTCAACTCTATTCTCTAATTGAAAAGGGACAAGAGGCTGTTGATGGTATTCTAGAAGTTGCACAAGAATCCGAGTCTGCTAGATCATATGAAGTTGCTGGTCAGTTAATTAAACACGTTGCTGACACCGCAGACAAATTGATGGACTTGCAGAAAAAAGTAAAGGACATTGACGAAGAAAAGTCCAAAGGTCCTTCTCATGTAACTAACAATGCTCTGTTTGTTGGTAGTACAGCAGAGTTACAGAAGATGTTAAAGCAACAACAAAACGAATCTAAATAATTAAAAAGGTCGAACATGAAGTCTTACAAAGCCCTAAAAGAAGCATATAGAAGAATTGCTCAGTATGGAAGTACGTATTCTATTACGTTTATTTTCAGAGGGCAGACTAAATTTATTCAAATGTTCTTCCCACAGAAGAGAAGACCTCTAAAGAGAGATGTTCAAGCGGAGTTAGAAAAAGTATATCCAGGCAGTAAAGTTATCTACTATATGCCTACGGAGAAAGATCCAACTAAACCATTGTTAATGATTGAACCTTAAATATGGCAACTAGTGACGTATATCTTGGTAATCCCAATCTAAAAAAAGCTAATACTCCGATCAACTTTACCAAAGAACAGGTAGCTGAGTTCATTAAGTGTAAGGGTGATCCAGTTTATTTTGCCAGAAATTATGTAAAGATCATCAACTTGGATGAGGGTCTTGTCAACTTTGACATGTATCCATTTCAGGAGAAGTTGATCAACAACTTCCACCACAACAGATTTAATATCTGTAAGATGCCACGACAGTCTGGAAAGTCAACGACTGTTGTGTCTTACCTTCTACACTATGCAATCTTCAACGATAGTGTGACCGTAGGTATTCTTGCAAACAAAGCACAAACTGCAAGAGAACTATTAGGTAGATTGCAAACGGCTTATGAAGCACTACCCACTTGGATGCAACAGGGTATTGTTGCTTGGAACAAAGGTTCCATGGAACTAGAAAACAAATCGAAGATCCTTGCGGCATCTACATCTGCTTCTGCTGTCCGAGGTATGTCATTCAACATCATCTTCTTGGACGAATTTGCGTTCATTCCCAACCATATTGCAGACGACTTCTTTAGTTCAGTATATCCTACTATTTCATCTGGTAAATCTACTAAGGTAGTTATTGTTTCTACCCCCAAAGGTATGAATCATTTCTACCGATTGTGGCATGATGCCGAATTGGCTAGGAATGAATACGTTACTACAGACGTGCATTGGTCTGAGGTTCCTGGTCGTGATGAGGCTTGGAAAGAACAGACTATTAAGAATACTTCCGAAGCTCAATTCCGAGTTGAGTTTGAGTGTGAGTTCCTTGGATCTGTCGATACTTTGATCGCTCCATCCAAGTTGAAGTCCATGGCATATGATGAACCATGTGGAAAGGGACCAAGAGGAGGAGAGATATATGAGAACCCAAAGGAAGATCATGATTATATTCTTACGGTTGACGTTGCTAGAGGAGTAGAAAAAGACTACTCAGCTTTCTGTGTTTTTGATACTACTACTTTACCATATAAAATGGTTGCAAAGTATAGGAACAATCAAATTAAACCATTATTGTTTCCTAATGTAATTTTAGAATTTGCAAAAGCATATAACAATTCATACATTCTCTGTGAGGTGAATGATATTGGAGATCAAGTTGCTGCTATTCTACAATACGATTTGGAATATGAAAACATGTTGATGACTTCCATGAGAGGAAGAGCGGGACAAGTTTTGGGTACAGGTTTCTCTGGCAATAGGACACAGTTGGGTGTCAAGATGTCTAAGACTGTCAAGAAGATTGGTGCATTGAACTTAAAAGCATTGATTGAAGCAGATAAACTTCTCATCAATGACTATGATGTTATTGCAGAGTTGACAACGTTCATTCAAAAGAACCAGTCGTTTGAGGCAGAAGAAGGTTGTAATGATGACCTTGCAATGTGTTTGGTTATCTTTGCTTGGTTAGTTCAACAGGACTACTTCAGAGAAATGACTGATCAAGATGTCAGAAAGAGATTATATGAAGAACAAAAGAATCAAATAGAACAGGACATGGCTCCTTTTGGATTTTTGAGTGATGGTATTACTGATGAAACATCATTTGTTGATAAAGATGGAGATAGGTGGCATCTAGATGAGTATGGAGATCGTGCTTACATGTGGGATTATTTGTGATGGACACAAAAGGTAAAGTCATAAATCTCATAAGGATTGTAATATTATTCCAGTTAGGAATAGTAGGAGCAACTATATTTGGATGTTTCCTTCCTGGAGCTAAACCATGTGATTCGGATGTGAAACAACACATTGCTAATATGATGACTGTTATCACAACATCAACATTTGCATTATACGCTGCTGAGAAATAATGAACATTGATGAAGAGTTTGAATTTGGTCACCTAGTTCTTCATGAAAGAAAGTGTAGAACATGTGGCAAAGTTAAAGACTTGATTGATGGATTTTATCTAATAAGAAAAAGTAGAGGTGATATCCCGTCGTCGTACTCATATGAATGTAAAGAGTGTACTAAAACGAGGGTAAAGACTAAAAGAAGGAATAATAAGGAAGACATATATCCAGACTGGTAGAGGGTTCATGCATTGTTTCCCCAGTCAAGAATGCTATTTCCTAAATATGAATAGGGAAAAGCTGAAATTCTTCAAAGGGGTCCTAACATGTCGTTAAACCTAGTATCACCAGGCGTAAAGGTCAAAGAAGTTGATCTTACAATCGGAAGAATTGATGATGTAAATGATCAGGTAGGCGCTATCGCTGGTCCTTTTGCTAAAGGTCCAGTTGACGTTCCTATTCTAATCGAAACTGAACAAGATTTACTCCAAACATTCGGAGAACCAAGTTCGCAGGACGGCCAGTTTGAATACTGGATGACCGCCTCGTCTTATCTCTCCTATGGTGGAGTACTAAGAGTAATTAGAACTAATCACAAAGAGTTGTCAAATGCAAACGCTGTCGAGGCTTCTGTCGGCGTTGCTTTAACAAATCTATCCATTACTTCTTCCGAAGACTACTACAACAATCATACAACAGATGCCGATTGGAACTTTGCTGCCAGAAACCCTGGTACATGGGCCAACGGACTTAAGATCTGCACCATCGATGCGATGGCAGACCAGAGACTTGCAATCGGTACATTCGGTCTGAATGTCGGTTATGCAATTACTGCTGGTTTCTCCACAAGTGTTGCTGGAACAGATGGAACAGTCGGAATTGAGACTGGATACATTAAGGGTGTTATCACTAACATCGGTCCATCTTATGTTGACGTAAAACTTACAGACAAGTATAGCATCACTAATGATAAGTGGTCTAAACTTGACTATGAGGAAGGTTCTAGTACAAACGCTTTCTTAGGTTACGACGAAGGACTCTTCGATAACACTGGTGGTCACACAGGTGGTACACCTGGAAACCACGCTAACCGTTATAGAGTCTATGACACTGCTGGTGCTGAACAGAGAGTCGAAAGAACTCGTTTCACCGTAACCAGTGTTGGTATTGGTTCCACCCTAATCCCAATGGGAACTGATCTAGACAGTACTAAGATTTGGTACGGAGATCAAATTAGATCCGAAAACGGAACATACATTGGAAATGCAATCGGTTTCACAACCGTAGTCGATAACATTGTTATGGACACTGCTTCCACTGTTGCTTTCGCTAACACGACATTTATTGTTATGTCGGGTATTGGTTCTGGTCTAACGGCTAGAAAAGGCAATACCGCAACTGACTGGTATAATCATCAGACTCTAGGATTAGAGAACTCTACAATTTATTGGAAGAACCTCGCTTCTAGACCAGGTACTTCACAGTATGCTAAGGATAGAAATTCCAGACACGATGAAATTCACATCGCTGTTGTTGATGACACTGGTTCTGTAACTGGAACTGCTGGTAACCTTGTTGAGAAGTGGACCAACCTTTCTAAGGCTGCTGACGCTAAGATGTCTCCTGCAACAGACATCAACTACAAGAACTACGTATCCAATTTCTCCGACTACTTCTATGTCGGTGCTGCACAGACAGGTGTTGGACTTAAGTTTGCAACTCCTTCTGGATATTCAGTTGATGCTACTGGTACTTGGGGTAAGAATGCTCAGGGTGTCACCTTCAACGGTGCTGGTCCTAAGGTCATGTCTCTTGAGGCTGCTCGCGACTACGGTCCAGAAGCAGGAAGAATGGAGACAACACTTGCTGACATCATTAGTTCCTACACAGTATTCGACAATCCTGCTGAGTACAGTGTTAACTATCTGCTTCAAGGTCCTTCTGGTGGTGCTTCCATCTACGAATCTCAGGCAAAGGCTAATAAACTAATCGCTATCGCTAATACTCGTAAGGATTGTGTTGCTTGCATCTCTCCTTACAGATCAGGAGTTGTTGGACTAACTAATTCTGACACTCAGACTTCCAACATTATTAACTTCTATGATAGTCTGTCCTCTTCTTCTTATGCAGTATTTGACTCTGGTTATAAGTACACCTTCGATAGATTCAACAACACCTTCAGATATATTCCTCTGAATGGTGACGTGGCTGGACTCATGGCAAGGACATCACTCAATGCCTATCCATGGTTCTCTCCTGCTGGATCACAAAGAGGTGTGATCAATAATGCAATTAAACTTGCATACAATCCTTCTCAGGCACAAAGAGATCTACTCTATCCTAAGAGAATTAACCCTGTTATCTTCTCTGCTGGTGCTGGAATGATTCTATATGGTGACAAGACCGCACTTAAGGAAGCTTCTGCTTTCGATAGAATCAACGTTCGTCGTTTGTTCCTCACTATTGAGGCCACAATCGAGAGAGCTGCAAGAGCTCAACTCTTTGAGTTTAACGATGTCCTAACAAGAACTAACTTCTTGAACATTGTTGAACCATATCTTCGTGATGTTAAGGCCAAGAGAGGTATTACTGATTTTGTAGTTATCTGTGACGAGTCTAACAACACACCAAACGTTGTTGATTCCAACCAATTCAAGGCGGATATCTTCGTCAAACCTGCAAGATCCATTAACTTCATCGGTCTCACATTTGTTGCAACTAGGACTGGCATCAGTTTTGATGAAGTCATTGGTGCTGCTTGATTTTAAATAAATACTCAACGAAGAGGTTAACCCAAAATGGCTAGTCAATCATTCAATCCGCCAAAAATTAAGGATCGCACCATTGAGGATTTCAAAGCAAAACTCATTGGTGGCGCTGCTAGACCCAATCTGTTTGAGGTAGAACTTGCTTTCCCAAGTTTCATTGACTTGGGAACCGCTGAACTTGATAGATCAAGATTCATGGTTAAAGCGGCAGCTCTACCTGCCTCCAACATCAACGTTATCGACGTTCCTTTTAGAGGTAGAAATCTTAAGATTGCTGGTGACAGAACATTTGATGTATGGACAATTACCGTCATCAATGACATCTCATTCAACCTGAGAAATGCTTTCGAGCAATGGATGAATGGAATCAACAAGCATGACAATGCTACTGGTTTCATCAACCCATCTCAGTACCAGAAAGATGCTTTTGTTTATCAGTTGGGTAGAAACACATTGGCTTCAACTAATGGTTTCTCCAATGATATCAAGAGTGGTCTTCCTAAACCAAGTGAGAATGTTCCTGTACTTAAGAAGTATGTCTTCCATGGCGTATTCCCTACAAACGTAAGTGCTATTGAACTTTCTTACGATTCTTCAGATACTATTGAAGAGTTTACTGTAGATTTACAGGTTCAATGGTGGGATGCCTACGACGATAAGAACGAGAATCTATTCGCAACGGATGAGGAGCCAATCGATACTCCTGATTCTCAAGGATCCTGATCTATCATAAATAACTGGGAATAGCCCAGTTTTATTGATAGAATGGCTAAATTATTTGGTTTTAAAATACAGAAAGACGACTCTTCTGCAAAGGGGGTCGTCTCTCCTGTACCTAGGTCCGACGAGGATTCGTCGGATTATTATGTATCTAGTGGCTTTTATGGGCAGTATGTAGACATCGATGGTGTTTACAAATCTGAATACGATCTAATCAAAAGATATCGTGAAATGGCATTACACCCAGAGGTGGATAATGCTATTGAGGATATTATTAACGAAGCAATTGTTTCGGATCAGAATGATTCTCCTGTTCAGATTGATCTAGAGAATCTGCCTGGGTCTGATAAGTTGAAAGAACTTATTAGAGAAGAATTCAAAGCGGTTAAAGAACTCATGAACTTCGATAAGAAGTGTCATGAGATTTTGCGTAATTGGTATGTTGATGGCCGCATCTTTTACCATAAGGTAATTGATACTAATAGTCCTTCCGATGGTCTAAAAGAGGTCAGATATATTGACCCAATGAAGATCAAGTATGTCAGGAAAATGAAGGAAGATAAAACCCTTCAAGGAACTGTCAACAGAATTCAAAATAGTGAACGTCCAGAACTCACAGAAAATCCACAGATTGAAGAGTACTACGTTTACGAACCAGGAAATTCTCAGAAGAAAAATACTATTGGTGCCATTGGTCAACCTTTCGGTAAGTCTGGAAAACCCGTAAAGATTGCAAAGGATTCTATTACCTTCTGCCACTCTGGTTTGGTTGATAGAAATAAGCAAACGATTCTTTCGTACTTGCATAAGTCTATCAAAGCACTCAATCAACTTCGCATGATTGAAGATAGTCTGGTTATCTATAGACTATCGCGTGCTCCAGAACGTCGTATTTTCTATATTGACGTTGGTAATCTTCCTAAGGTAAAGGCAGAACAATACCTCAAAGAGGTCATGAGCCGTTATCGTAACAAGTTAGTTTACGATGCTGGCACTGGTGAGATTCGTGACGATAGAAAACACATGAGTATGCTAGAAGATTTCTGGCTTCCTCGTCGTGAAGGTGGTCGCGGAACTGAAATTACTACTCTACCTGGCGGACAAAACCTAGGTGAACTATCTGATATTGAATACTTCCAGAAAAAACTTTACAGATCTTTGGGTGTTCCCGAATCTCGTATTGCTGGTTCTGGTGAGGGATTCAATCTCGGCCGTTCTTCCGAAATTCTTAGAGACGAAATTAAGTTTACTAAGTTTGTAGGAAGAATGAGAAAGAGATTCTCAGGTGTCTTTAACGACATGCTGAAAACTCAGTTGATCCTCAAAAACATTGTCACACCAGAAGATTGGGAGATCTTAGAAGATCATATTCAATATGATTTTATCTATGATAATCACTTTGCAGAACTGAAGGATACTGAACTACTAAATGAAAGACTGGCAGTTGTTGCTGCTGTTGATCCATATGTAGGTAAGTACTTCTCCTTGGATTATGTGAGGAGAAATATCCTGAAACAGAAGGATGAAGAGATTATCGAAATCGATAAACAAATGCAGAGGGAGATTAAAGATGGCAAAATTATGGACCCAATGGAAATGCAATCTCTTGAGATGGGTATCCACCCTGAACAACAACCTGGTGGAGCTCTTAACCCCGAAATGCCTATGGATCCAGGAGCTGAGGGCGGTGCCCCTGGTGGTGCCCCTGGTGGTGGAGAACAACCCAAAGGCGGAGAGATATAAATAATTTCAGTCCTAGTACTATATTAACCTGTTATGGATGACTTAATTGATGCGATTGTTAGTAATGAATCTCCAACGGATATTCATGCTAAGATCAAAGATATTCTTTACGCTAAGAGTGCAGAGAATATCAATTCCGTTCGTCCAGCTGTGACTGCATCTATGTTTGGAGGACCAAATCCATATCTAGATGACGAGTCTGCTGAGACAGAAACTGATGAAACAGCTCCAGAAGCTGAGTCTGAAGTAGAAGTTGGAGATGAGACGGATGTTGAAACTACTGCCGAAACGGAAGTAGCCCCTAGTGATGAGGAAGAAGTAGAACCCGCTGTTGCCTAATTAAAATGAAACTCATTACAGAAGAAATCGAACAGTGTAAAGTTCTTGTCGAAAAATTAGAAGACGGCAAGAAAAACATGTTCATTGAAGGCATTTTCCTTCAAGGAAATCTAAAGAACAGAAATGGACGTATGTATCCAGTCGAAATTCTCGAAAGAGAAGTCGGCAGATATACAGAGTCTTTTGTATCTAAAGGTCGTGCATTAGGTGAACTTGGCCATCCCGATGGTCCAACTGTCAATCTGGATAGAGTTTCCCACAAGATTACATCTCTTACAAGAGAAGGTACTAATTTTGTAGGTAAGGCAAAACTTCTAGACACCCCAATGGGTATTATCGCTAAATCATTAATCGATGAAGGCGTTACTCTTGGAGTATCTTCTAGAGGTATGGGAAGTCTTCGTACTACAAACGAAGGATATAAAGTTGTTGGTGAGGACTTCATGCTCGCCACTGCTGCGGACATCGTAGCAGATCCTTCCGCCCCTGACGCTTTTGTCAATGGCATCATGGAAGGAGTCGAATGGATTTGGGACGCTGGTATTCTCAAGGCTCAAAGCACTGTAGCAATGCAAGAAGAAACATCTGAACCTGCTGTAGCTGTCATGACCCCAGAGGAGAAGGTGGCTGAAGTCATCGAAGAGACTCAAGAAACTATAAATAAGTTTGTTGATCAAAAACAATTAGATGAGAAGAAGTTGGAAATCTTCCAAAACTTCTTATCAAATCTATAATTTATAAATAAGTATAGATTTTCAATATCTACAACGATTAGACGGAGAGTTCAAATGTCTCGTGGAGATTTACAAGAAATGGAAGTAGGCACAAAGCAATCCAAGACCGCTGTTAATAGTGGTGCAAAGGCTGGTGATCCCATGCCTTCCACTCCTGATTACGTCAAGAGTAGTCAGGCTGTTGAAGATCTGGGTGGTCCTACCCCTCAGAACTCTAAGCCTGATGACGATTCTAACAAGTTGAAGACGCCAACCGCGACTATCAAACAAGTTAAGGATGTAGTCAATAAGGGAGCTGGAAAGGCTGATTCGATGCCCGCCGCAAAGAAAGGAGCTATGTCTTACGAAGAAACCGAAAGCAAGGAAGAAGAGGTCATCTCTGAAGAACCTGCTACCGAAGAAACGAAAGTAGACATCAACGCTGCTATCGAAGAGGATGTTAATGCTCTTCTAAGTGGTGAAGATCTCTCCGAGGAGTTCAAAGAAAAGGCTAAGACCATCTTTGAGGCTTCGATCAACGCAAAAATCAAAGATATTGAAACATCTCTACAAGAGGCATACGCTACCAAACTTACTGAAGAAGTCGAAGAAATCAAAATCGGCCTCACAGAAAGAATGGATGCCTACCTAGAGTATGTCGCTGAGGAATGGTTAGAGGAAAATGCACTCGCTGTTGAGCGTGGCATTAAGACCGAAATGACCGAAAGTTTCCTTGACGGCATGAAGAAGCTTTTTGAAGAACATTATGTATCCCTCCCTGAAGATAGATATGATGTACTTGAGAGTATGGTAGACAAGCTTGATGAAATGGAGACAAAACTCAATGAGCAGATTGAGAGGAATGTTGGTCTTAATGCAAGACTAAACGAAACTACTGCTCAAACCATCCTAAACAACGTTGCTGAAGGACTTGCAGTTTCTCAGAAAGACAAACTGGCAAATCTTGCAGAAGGTGTTGAGTTTGAAAGTGAAGAAGCATACCGTGAAAAACTAACTACCCTTAAGGAATCGTATTTCGGTTCTAAGGCAGCTAGTTCTTCGGATGAGACAGTACAACTGAAAGAGGAAGCAGAACACGTAGAACCTGCAACAGGATCTATGGCAACCTACCTACAGGCCCTGTCTTCTGTTCACAGAAAGTGATTGGCTATTTTTAAGTAAAACCTTCCAGAAAAATGCAACAAAACATTAACTATAACGCACTCACCGAAAAGTGGGCGCCTTTACTCGACTTCGATGGAGTCGATCCAATTAAAGACCAACATAGAAGAAACGTAACAGCTGTACTTCTAGAGAACCAGGAGCAAATGCTCCGCGAGAACCAAGAATTCCTTGGTGAAGCTTCCCCAACCAACTCTGCTGGTACTGGTGGATTCAGTGGTTCTGCTGCTGAAGGCGGTCCTGTTGCTGGTTTCGATCCAGTCTTGATCTCCTTGATCCGCCGTGCAATGCCTAACTTGGTCGCTTATGACCTTGCTGGTGTTCAACCAATGAGCGGACCTACTGGACTCATCTTCGCGATGCGTTCCCGCTACACCAACCAGAGTGGTACTGAAGCTCTATTCGACGAGCCAGATACCGCATTCTCTGGTCAGAACAATTCTGAGAACCTCACCAACGGCTTCTCTGATGCCGCTGCTGGTTTCGGTACTACTTCTCAGTCTGGTTCTAACCCTTCGATCCTCAACCCTGTTGGATCTGCAACCACATCTGCTTATGATGTTGGTCAGGGTATGACCACTGGTGACTCTGAAGCTCTCGGAGACGCTGCTGCTAATGCTTTCCAAGAGATGGCATTCAGCATCGAGAAAGTTACTGTGACTGCAAAGTCCAGAGCTCTGAAAGCTGAGTACTCCTTAGAACTTGCACAAGACCTCAAGGCAATCCACGGACTAAACGCTGAGGCTGAACTCGCAAACATTCTCTCTACTGAGATTCTTGCTGAGATCAACCGCGAAGTCATCCGTACAATCTATAAGATTGCTGAACAGGGTGCTACAATCAACACCGCGACACCTGGCGCGTTCGACCTAGACGTTGACTCCAACGGTCGTTGGTCTGTTGAGAAGTTCAAAGGACTTCTATTCCAGATCGAAAGAGATGCTAACCAGATTGCACAAAGAACTCGTAGAGGGAAGGGCAACGTTGTCCTATGCTCTGCTGACGTTGCTTCTGCTCTCACCATGGCAGGAATCCTAGACTATACTCCTGCTCTGAACGCCAACCTCAACGTTGACGACACTGGTAACACCTTCGCTGGTACACTTGCTGGTAAGTACAAGGTCTACATCGACCCATTTGCTGCCAACAACGATGCTAACCAGTACTACGTTGTCGGTTATAAGGGTACTAATCCTTATGACGCTGGTATGTTCTACTGCCCATACGTTCCTCTTCAGATGGTTCGTGCCGTTGGTCAGGACACCTTCCAGCCTAAGATCGGCTTCAAGACTCGTTATGGAATCGTTGCTAACCCATTCGCTGAGGGTAACGTTTCCAACCAGGGTCTCGGAAGACTTCTTGCTAACGCCAACCGTTACTACAGAAGAGTCAAGGTTCAAAACCTCATGTGATTCGTTTCACAACTTCATTCAAGACTCCCTTCGGGGGGTCTTTTTTTTAGCTTTTACTAAATAGGAGTGCCTTTATAAACAGTATCATGACAAAATGGTTTGTTGCTGGTCTTGGGGCGGTCTTGGGAATAGGTCACGTCGCTATGATAGGACTACTTGTTAACAAGTCAAATTTCCCAGCTGTAAATTTACCTGTAGGAGACTACACATCCTATCATGTAGAAGCAGATAAAGATGGTTATAGTATTCAATACAATGCTAATGACCCTAAAGTAATGTCTCAAACTAGGAGTATTGATAAACCTGCTGGGTTTCTCGGTCTCCGTAGAGCTACAATTGACACCCACGAAGAATACACCATGGATGGAGCCAAGCATCTCGGTGGTCACGAATCGGGAAAGCTCAGTGCCAGACAAGTCGAGTGTATCAAGGCGGAAGGTGGTGGACAGTCAACAGGTGCCATGGTCGGCAGTAGTATTGGTGCTAGTTTTGCTCCTGTCTTGTCTGGCATTCCCTTTGTTGGTTGGCTTGCGACTGGTTGGGCTACTATGATGGGTCAGAACATAGGTGGAGATATTGGTGGACAAATGGCTACTGAGTTCGCTGATTGTGATGAGGAATTATCCCCTCCAGATATCTCTGATAAATAATTAAAACCCGAGGAAGACTATGCCAACAGGTGCTGGCAAATTAACTGCCTGGGAGAGACAACTAAGAAACAGAAATTTCTTGTCTCCTGCTGGATTTAAATTCACTACGACAAGAGCTCCAAAAGCCGATTTCTTTTCTCAGTCTGCAACTATCCCAGGAATTAACTTAGGTACGGCTGTACAGTCAAACTACCTGAGAGATCTTCCCGTACCAGGAGATAAACTGGTATTTAATGATTTTGATCTAACATTCTTTGTTGATGAAAATCTAGAGAACTACCTAGAAATTGAGAAATGGATGAGGGGTTTGGGTTATCCAGAATCTCTAGGAGAAGCAATTCCATTAGACTTCAATGCGTATTCTGATGGAACTCTTCTCATCTTTAACAGTAATTTTAACAATACTGCTAAAGTAGATTTCTATGATATGTTCCCAGTATCCCTGACACCTATCTCATTTACCGCTCAGGAAACTGATATAAATTATATTATGGCGACAGCCACTTTTAAATATACTATTTTTAATGTGGAGAGTTTAATCGAGGATGAATCTTGAATTAATTGAAAATCTTTGGGATGAGGATTCAAAAATAGATAACGATGAGTTGCACACAGAATCTACAAAGGTGCCGTCGTTACACTCAAAGTATTATAAAATTTATAACAATATTTTAGTCCTCAAAAAAGGACAAGAAAATAAGTACAAAGTACTCAGAAGAGACAAGTGGGAGTATTACTCTGGTAAGGCTTCCCCTGAAGTTTACGTGGAGAAACCGTTTGATTTTAAAGTACTCAAAGCAGATCTAGACAAGTATTTGGATGCAGATGATGAACTCATCAAATGTATTTCCAAGATTGACTACTATGACATTATGCTTTCTTATCTAGAAAGTATCCTTAAGGTAATTCAAAATAGAACTTACCAAATTAAGAACGCTATTGAATGGCAGAGGTTTATTCGCGGTTATGACTGATCTTGTAATTTCCAAAAAGAATGAAGTCTTTCTAAAAGTAGAAGCAGAACCATACATTAATCAAGAACTATCAGACTTTTTTACATTTGATGTTCCTGGTGCAAAGTTCATGCCACAGTATCGTAGTAAGTATTGGGACGGAAAAATTCGTTTATACTCTACAGCTACTGGTGAGATTTACGTTGGGTTATTAGATAAGGTTGTTTCGTGGGCAAAGAAGTCAAACTATACAGTAAGTTTTACAAATAGTAAGTTCTATGGTACTCCTTTTGAACAGAATGAAACGATTACCAAAGAAGGTGTAAAAGGATATATGTCGTCTATCACTAGACTTTCTGCTAGGGACTATCAGATTGAAGGTGTATATGATGCGTTAAAACATAATAGAAGATTACTTATCTCGCCTACTGCGTCGGGAAAATCTTTGATGATCTATGCACTTGTTAGATATTTTACTGAAAAGAAACAACAAGTTCTCTTAGTGGTTCCAACAACTTCTCTAGTGGAACAAATGTATAAGGATTTCATAGACTATGGTTGGGATGCAGAAAACCATTGTCATATGATTTACTCTGGTAAAGAGAAATTTGATCCAAGAACAGTAACTATCACAACGTGGCAGTCTATCTACAAGTTGGATAAGAAATTTTTTGAACAGTTTGGAGTTGTCATTGGTGACGAAGCGCACCAGTTTAAATCTAAATCTTTAGTTGGGATCATGACTAAACTTAGAGATTGTAAGTATAGGTATGGATTTACTGGAACGCTTGATGGATCTCAAACTCATAAGTGGGTACTAGAAGGATTGTTTGGTCCTAGTTACAAGATTACGCATACTAGTGATCTAATCAAGAAAGGACATTTATCTAAACTAGACATTAGAATTCTTTTATTGAAACATGCTCCTAGACATTTTGACACGTATGAAGATGAATTGCAATACCTAATTGGGCATGAACAAAGAAATCTTTTCATCAAAAATCTTTCCCTAAGTCTTATTGGTAATACACTAATACTATACTCTAGGGTCGAGAGTCATGGACAACCACTATATGAGATGATAAATAGTTCTGCAAACAGTGAGCGTAAAGTATTTTTTGTTCACGGTGGCGTGGATGCTGAAGAAAGAGAACAAGTTAGATCAATTACTGAACAAGAGAAAGATGCTATAATCATTGCCTCTTACGGTACGTTCTCAACAGGCATCAATATTAAAAACCTACACAATGTAGTATTTGCGTCTCCATCTAAATCAAGGATCAGGAATCTACAGTCTATAGGTAGGGTTCTCCGAAAAGGGACGGACAAGTCTAAGGCAATGTTATATGATATTGCTGATGACGTAACGCATAACGGTCGAAAGAATTACACGCTTAACCATTTGATTGAAAGAATTAAGGTCTATAACGAAGAAGACTTTAATTATGAGTTCTCACAAATTAAACTCAAGTAATTATGGAAGAAGAATTTTTTGGTTCAATTAAATTAGTATCTGGTGAAGAAATCTTCGCTGAGATTCTTCCCGTGGAAGAGAATGGGAAAACTGTTCTCGTCGTCAGCGACCCCGTAGAAATTGAAACCGTACATCTACAGGGAAATGCGGAAGGACTCAGAATGATGCCATGGTTACGTAGTCTTCCTAAAGAAGGCATCGTGGTTATTCCTATGGATAGAGTTATTACTGTTGTAGAAGCAGAAGATGATTCTGATGTAGTAGGATACTATCAAAGATTTATTATTTCCAATCTATCTGATGGTGGAAGTGGAAAAATCAAAGCATCCCGAAAGATGGGACAACTCGGTACGGTTGCCAAATCGAGAGAGCTTCTAGAAAAGATCTGGAAGAAATCAGAGAGTACAGAAGCTGAATAGCATATCCCTTCTGAACTCTGGCAGAGTAATTGTACTGTAATATGAGACCCGTGTCAACTGGACATAATGGTTTTCTCATGTTACAATGAATTCAAATACAATAAGAAGGACTTATGGTATGCCTCCAGCAAAGACGAGAAAGAGATCTGAACACTATGTAAATAACAAGGAATTCTTGTATGCAATTGTTCAGTACAAAAAAGATGTAAAAGACGCCGAAGAAGCGGGTCAACCTAAACCACGTATCAGTAATTATCTTGGTGAGTGCTTCCTAAAAATTGCCACGCACCTATCTTATAAACCAAATTTTGTAAACTACATGTTCCGTGAGGACATGATTTGTGATGGTATTGAGAACTGTGTTCAATACATTCATAACTTTAACCCAGAGAAATCTACAAATCCCTTTGCTTATTTTACTCAAATTATTCACTATGCATTTCTGAGACGTATTCAGAAAGAGAAGAAGCAGATGGAGATTAGAACTAAGATTATTGAAAAGTCAGGATATGATGAAGTTATGCACGTAGATGATGACTACGGCAGTTCTTCCGATTATAATTCTATTAAGGAAGCAGTACAAACAAAGATGTATCAATGAAGTTGACCCAAAAAATTATTGACGATCTCACTGAAGCATTAGCTCATACCAAAAAAGATGGTAGTGAGAATTGGAAAGATGATGATGAGATTGAAGTGTGCATCGGCGGCACATTTGCTAACGATAAATTTATTTCATTGATTAATCGACGTACTAATCCTAGACCATGAAGATTGCGATCATTACCGACACCCACTTTGGTGGTCGTCGCGGTAGCAAACCTTTTCATGATTTCTTTGAAAAGTTTTATAACGATGTGTTTTTTCCTACGTTGGAGGAGCGTGGGATCAAGCATTGCATCCATATGGGAGATGCTTTTGATAACCGTAAGTCCATTGATTTCTGGTCACTTGACTGGGCGAGAGATAAGGTATATGATAGATTTAAAGACCTTGACGTAAAGGTCTGGCAGCTCGTGGGGAACCACGACATTTATTATAAGAACACCAATGAGATCAATTCTATTGATTCTCTCTTGGAGGCTTATGACAACATAACTCCAATATCTTCTCCTGGCGAGTATGATATTGATGGGTTCAAATTCTTTGGCATACCTTGGATCTGTCAAGACAATTATGATGAGACAGTATCCAAAATCTCAGAGACTAAAGTAAAGATTGCTTTCGGTCACCTTGAGGTTCATGGGTTTCAACTATACCCTGGTTGTACCCAAATGGCTGGTATTGACAAAGGACACTTTGATAAGTTTGACCTCGTTTTTTCTGGACACTATCACACCAGAAGTAATGATGGTAAAATTTATTACCTAGGCAATCCATACGAATTGTATTGGAATGACTGTGGTGATAAACGAGGTTTTCATATTCTAGATACGGAAACATTTGAAATGGAGTTCATTGAGAACCCTTATACTATGTTCCATAAAGTCTATTATGAAGACACACCTGCTGCAACTTTCAAAGCACATCTGTACAAAGATAAAATTGTAAAACTCTTTGTCAGGAAGAGAACCGATCAGAAAAAGTATGATCGATTTGTACAAAAACTTCTAGAGAATAGTCCTTCTGATCTGAAGATCGTTGAGAATATTGCCGTCAATGATACTGAAGTAGATTTTGATGGAGAGAAGGTTGAAGATACATTAACTCTTTTGGATAAATATATCGAAGACTCAGACTTTGAGTTAAAGAAAGATAGAGTTAAGAAACTTCTTAGAGAAGTTTATATGGAAGCTTGCGAAATGGAGTAGCGTATGTTTATATTGTCCCTAATTGGTCATGAGGCAGAAGGTGCTTATGCTGTCACTAATGACAATGGGGAGAAAGCGCTCTATCTGTTTACTCACGAAGATGATGCATCTAGATACGCAGGACTACTAGATGCTGACGAAGAAGAAAACGTCAAACTGTCAGTTGTTGAAATTGATGATGAGATTGCATTAGAAACTTGCAATCAAAATAATTACAAGTACGTTGTAATTACACCTGAAGACATTATTGTGCCTCCTCAAGATTATGATCGTATTCAAGAAGATCCAATGGCGTAATTTTCTCTCCACTGGAAATCACTTCATTGAAGTAGAACTTACCAAGTCTCCTACAAATCTAATTGTGGGAACCAATGGTGCTGGCAAGTCAACTATTCTTGATGCACTATGTTTTGTTCTTTATAATAGACCTTTTCGTAAAATCTCAAAAGGCCAACTAGTAAACACAGTCAATGAAAAGGAGTGTGTGGTTGAGATTGAATTTGATATTTCTGGTAGAGACTATCTTGTTCGTCGTGGAATCAAACCCAGTGTGTTTGAAATCCATGTAGATGGAACTCTACAGGATCAACATGCTTCGCAAATTGATCAACAAAAACATCTAGAAGATAATATTCTAAAACTTAACTATAAGTCTTTTACGCAAACTGTTATTCTTGGATCGGCAACGTTCGTTCCTTTTATGCAGTTGAACTCTTCGCATCGTAGAGATATTGTTGAGGATCTTCTTGATATTAAAATTTTCTCTGGGATGGGTCAAATCCTTAGAGAGAAGATTCGTACATCTAATGATAGTATTAAGGAACTTGAGTTCAAAAAGGATACAACCGAAGATAAAATCCAGATGCAAAAGAACTTTATTAAAGATCTGGATGCTAAAGGTAAGGAGAGAATTACAACTAAGAAAGAACAGATCTCTAATCTATTTAAATCTGTTGAGAACTTCCAAGCACAGAATGAAGATTGTGATCGTGAGGTGACGGACTTGCAGGTAGAGATGGATTCTCTTGCTGATACTAATTCGTCCCTAAAAAAGATGAATACTATTAAGACGAAACTGGATCAACGGATACAGAATATCACATGTGATCACAAATTTTTCAGTGAGAATACGGTTTGTCCTACTTGTGACCAAGAAATTCAGGAAGAGTTTAGACTAAATAAAATCGGAGAAATCGAGAGTAAAGTAAAGGAAATTAATTCCGCTTACGTTGATCTCAAAAAATCTATAAAAGAAGAACAAGAAAAAGAGAAACGTTTTATAGAGGTCTCCAAGCAGATCACAACCCTAACGCATGACATTTCGACCAACAATACAAGAATTTTTGAGTATCAAAGACAAATCAGAGATCTGGAATCAGAAGTTCAAGAAACTTCCGACCAAATTGCGAATAGAAATGCTGAAAGAAGTCAACTCAAGAGGTTGCAAAGTGAATTAAAATCTGCTGAGACCGAGAAATCTACCCTTACCGAAGACGTATCTTATCTGGAGTTTGCTCACTCCCTGATGAAGGATACTGGTGTCAAGTCTAAGATTATTAAAAGGTATCTACCTGTAATGAACAAGCAGATAAATTATTATCTGCAACAGATGGATTTCTATATCAACTTCTCTCTGGATGAAGAATTCAAAGAGACGGTGAAGTCCCCTATCTATGATAAGTTCAGTTACGAGTCTTTCTCTGAAGGAGAGAAGATGCGTATTGACCTTGCTCTTCTATTCACATGGAGAGATATTGCTAGGATGAAGAACTCTTCTTCTACTAACCTATTGATTCTTGACGAGATCTTTGACAGTTCTCTTGATGGTGGCGGAACGGATGAGTTTGTGAAGATTATTAGATATATTATTAAGGACGCGAATATATTCCTCATTACCCATAAGGCAGAAGACCTTACGGAGAGATTTGATAATTTGATTACGTTCCAAAAGATAAACGGATTTTCTAAGATGATGTGACAGTTGACTTAGTGTCCCACTGGTGGGGTACAACTGTCACATGCTGTGTATAATAGATGCATAGACAGGAACACAATGGTCAATTACGAAGTAAAAGGACAACTCGCCAAACTTCTGGCAACTGAAGATCTCGTCATCGAGAACCGACAGGTCTCCACAGCGTCGTTCGACGTAGATAAGAGGGTTCTTACCCTTCCACTCTGGGAACGTGCCTCTAACGTCGTATACGACCTTCTGGTGGGACATGAGGTTGGACACGCACTGTTCACACCTAATGAAGATTGGACCGTAAAGTATCCAAATGTTCCTAAGAGTTTTGTAAATGTCATCGAAGATGTTCGCATTGAACGTTTGATGAAACAAAAGTTCCCTGGACTCGCTAGGACTTTCTTCAATGGATATCGCGATCTTGATACTCAAGACTTCTTTGGTATCGAGGGTGAAAACCTTGACCTTCTGAGTTTTGTTGACCGTATCAATCTCCACTATAAGATTGGTAATTTTTCTGAAATTTCTTTCAGTGATGATGAGAAACCCTTTGTTATCAGAGCATACAAAGTAAATACTTTTGACGAAGCTCTTCAACTTTCTTCTGATATTGCAGAGTTTCTGAAGCGTAAGGAAGAGGATAAGAAAACGGTTGAAGTTGAACTTCCTAATAATCCGAAGTCAGACACTCCTTCCCAAAATCAAACTCCTTCTCCCGCACCTACAGAACAATCAGTTGACGGAGAAAAAGGTGATACTCAAGATCCCGAACCTGGTTGGGATGATGAAGATCAACCTCAGAGTTCTAATCAGGGCGGCGATCAATTTGATACAGTCACTGACAAGAACCTAGAAGAGAACATTGAAGAACTGAGTAGTAAACAGACTAGTAGCCGTGAGGATCCTGCCTACGTTGAGGTCCCTAAAGTAAATCTGGACACTGTTATTGTTTCTAATGAAGAGTTCTATGAAGAACTAGACACTTTTTATTCTGATACTACTCACCAGTTCACTGTTGCTGGTCTTGATGATCCATTCACAGCTACTGATGCAAAGTTCAACCTATTCAAACGATCCGCACAAAAAGAAGTCAACTACCTCGTCAAAGAATTCGAGTGCCGTAAAGCCGCAGACTCTTATGCTCGTGCTACTACTAGTCGGACTGGAGTTCTCGATACAGCTAATCTACATACTTATCGATACAATGAAGACTTGTTCAAGAAAGTGACTACTCTCGCTGAGGGTAAGAATCACGGACTCATCTTTATCCTTGACTGGTCTGGTTCCATGAGTAATGTTCTTTTGGATACTTACAAACAACTTTGTAATCTTGTTTGGTTCTGTAAGAAAGTAAACATCCCCTTTGATGTCTATGCTTTTACAAACAATTGGTACAGTCGAGACAAGAACATTGATGAGTATGGGAGGTTTAATCCTCCTCCACGTCATCACTCTCGCGAAGAGAATCAGTTTGAGGTTGAATCTACTTTCAATCTTATGAATATTCTCACTAGTAGTGTTCGTAATGTTGAGATTGATCGTCAACTGAAAACCTTCTGGCGTCTAGTTAATTCGATCGATCCTCAAGGTAGGTATGATTGTGCTTTCCAGTGGCCTAACTCTTGTGGTCTTTCTGGTACTCCTTTGAATGAAGCTTTGATTACATTGAGTACTCTCATTCCTAAATTCCAGAAGCGTCACAACGTCCAGAAGTTGCAGGTCATCACTCTTACTGATGGTGAATCTCAAGGACTCAAGTACAACGTGGTCTTCAAACCTCGTTATGAGGAAGGAGAACCTTACCTTGGACAACGTACTTGCATGTACAACACTACTTTCATCCGTGATCGTCAGACTGGACGAACCTATAAGGTTGAAAATGATTATCACGAACTGACTACTGCTTTGCTCCGTCAACTCCGTGATCGTTTTCCTGAAAGTAACTTCATTGGTATCCGTGTTATGGATGGACGTGAGGCAGGTGGATTCGTCCGCAAGTATCTTTATTGGGAATATGATAAGTGTGCTGCGATTATGGAAGAGTGGAGAAGGAACAAATCTTTGTCCTTGACAAATGTTGGGTACAACAAGTATTTTGGACTTAACTCATCCACACTTTCCCAGACTTCAGACTTTGAAGTTCAGGAGGATGCAACCAAATCCCAAATCAAAAGTGCTTTCAAAAAGTCTCTTAATGCCAAGAAGATGAACAAAAAAGTTCTCGGTGAGTTCATGCAACTCATCGCTTAGACTAAATACTAAAAAAAGTCTGAGTGAAATGAAAAGATTTCAAGATTTCATGGTAGAATGCTATTCCCATCTAGATGAGAGTAGTCTAAACCGACTCCACAGAAAGACTAAGAAAGGCGGCACTGCCGTCCTTTCTGCTGAACGTGGAGACAAATCTAAAAAGGAAAACAAAAAACGTTCTGCTCAACTCGCCAAGGATATCCGTGGTGCAGGTCTACCAGGCCCTACTAAAGTTAAGGGTAGGTGGACTGAAAACCAAGGTACTAAGGACGAGAGGAAGGTATCCGAAAAATCTTATGTAGTTTCTTCTGGTAAAAAAGGTAAGAGAAAGTTCAAGAAGGCAGTTGAAAAACTCGGTAAGAAGTATAACCAAGATGGTGTACTGATTCAGAGGAAAGGTGGTGGTGAAGCCACTGTCAAAGGAACTGCCAAAGGTCAATGGCCTGGTAAAGGCAAAAACGTCAAGGTAGGTAAAATGAAACCTGGCCGCACTGGCGAAATGGACACCAAAATCAAAAACAAAACATTTACTTATGAACGATAAAAACTGGCGATCTGAATACCTTGATCTCAAAGCTGGTACTTTGACTGTACGACAACGTGAATTGTTGGAACAGGGTCCAGACAGTCTTTCTTCTTCTTGGCTCCTTCAAGCAATGCACAATGACTGGAAAAGTATCACTGGATACGTTGATCCCGACGAACCAGTAGAGAATACAGGACAGTTGCAATCTGACTTCAAATCATTCAATAGACAGTTCAATAAGTGACACACAGCCCCTTCCCAGAAGGGGTTTTTCTATTATAATAAGTGCATAGACAACAAACAAACATGACTTTCGCTCCACATCCTGTGACCACTGACGACCTCGTTAACTATCTTTCTAACAACAACGGCGAGCAAGTTGGTATTCCTCAACTTCTTGATGCCGCTGACCACTTCGGTTGCTCTCTTGCTACTGTTAAAAAACGCCTCAAGGATTATAAGAATGGTATTGGTAAGTGGAACCTGACTGTTGCTGAACAACTTGAGAAGAACTTCCAATCTCCTTCTGTTGTTCCTCCCGTTGAACAAAACCTTATCCCTGTTAAAGATGATAACTTCGTCCAGTTTGGTAATTTCAAAGATATCAAAAAGATTCTTCAATCGCGTATCTTCTATCCAGCGTTCATTACAGGATTGTCTGGAAACGGTAAAACGTTCAGTGTTGAGCAGGCTGCCGCACAACTAAATAGGGAACTGATCCGTGTAAACATCACCATTGAAACCGACGAAGATGATCTTATTGGTGGCTTCCGTCTTATTGATGGTAACACTGTTTGGCATAACGGACCCGTGGTGGAAGCTCTTGAGAGGGGAGCTGTGCTGCTTCTAGATGAAATCGACCTTGCTTCTAACAAGATTCTGTGTCTGCAATCTGTTCTGGAAGGTAAGGGTGTTTTCCTCAAGAAGATTGGTAAGTTCGTCCAACCTGCCCCTGGGTTCACTGTGGTTGCAACTGCTAACACTAAGGGTAAAGGATCTGAAGACGGACGATTCATTGGTACTAACGTTCTGAACGAAGCATTCTTGGAACGATTCCCTGTTACCTTTGAACAGTCTTATCCTTCTCCCAAAACCGAACAGAAGATCCTTGAGTCTCTCTGTGATGATACTGCCTTCTGTAAGCGTCTTGTAGACTGGGCAGATATCATCCGTAAGACCTTCTATGATGGTGGTGTTGAAGAGGTCATTTCCACACGCCGTCTTGTTCACATTGTTCGTGCTTTCTCAATCTGGAAGGACAAAGCAAAGTCCATTGCGGTTTGTGTGAATCGTTTCGATGATGAAACTAAACAGGCCTTCCTTGACTTGTATGACAAGGTTGATGCTGACGTAAATTTTGGAGACCCCGAGAATGAATCTGTGGAAAAACTGGAAGGAAGCGGTATTTGATACCTTTCCTGAACTTTACCACCACTCAACTTGGGCAGAGTGGGAGGGGAAAGGAACCTCTCTCACCGCCAAGTTGTATGGAACTCCTAAAGACAAGTATATAAACAAGTCTAGGGAAGTTGAGATTTGGGATGAAAAATCCTGCATCTACAACAACATCATCTATCCCAGAACAGGTGAAAACCTTCCTTGTTTTGGGATGGATCTAATGGGATTCTTTGAGAAGAAAGTTATTATTGTTTTTGACTTTCAACATCCTGTAGAACATTATTTGTTATCTAATGACAAACTTCCTATTGCTAAGGGAGACTACAGATTCTTTGAACCAGGCAATCACTTCTCTGAAAACATCTACGTTGCTAAGTGTACGATGTCTGAAGTTGATGAACATCTTGATATGTTCAAAAAATACTTGACTGTTTACAAAGACATGTTAGAATCAAAGAAACCGAGTAAGAATATTATGCATAGTACTTACTCTGATTTTGATAAGTACATGCGTAAATTAGATCCTGTCGGTGGTTACCTTTCCAATAAATTTGGAAAAGAAAAGGCAGAATCACTTGTAAATGATTTCCTTTTCTGTTATGGTTAATGCATGGTCACTACTTTATGATGTTATTAATGGCACACTTGATGATGAATACCCAATCATGAGCAAGAAGAAAAAAGAACAAAAAGTCCCTGGTGTAGACGTTTCTGATTACTATCATGGACTAATTCCCGAAAGCGCTAAAGTTCCTATCAAACGATATTCGGCAGATGATCCCAGTCAGGAGTTTTGGAAAGAAGATGGATTCAGCTTGACTGGTAATCCTGCACCTCCAGCCCCAGACTCTATCAGTCTAGATTTTTCTGGTGTTGCTGCAGCTCAACCTGTAGATACTTTTTCTAGTTATGGAAAAGATGTTATCTCGTTTGACAATTTTAGTTCTGCTGAAGAAGCAAGTGACTGGGTAAAAGAAAATGGTGGGTATGAATATACTCCTGGCCCATTTACTACTGAAGCCGATATTGATGATGCCTATGCACATCATTTCCCAGATCGAAACTGGGTTTACGAATCACCTGATGGAGGTAAAACTGTGACTCGCCGCCGCCCTGGTGATGATTATACTAAGAAAGAAGTAATTCAATCTCCCGACCTTCCCGAAACTCCCAAGAACGAAAATGGAGTTTGGAAGTATCACGAAGATGTAATCCTTAAAGAAATTCGTGATTATCTTTCAGGAACCTATCGAGCTCACTATACTTCGCAAGAGTCTAAGACCCAGACTCTTGACCTTATTGAAGGTATTGGAGATGCAGAAGCTTTCTGTCGATCCAATGCTATTAAATATCTCTCCCGCTTTGGAAAAAAAGATGGGAAATCTAAATTTGACATCCTGAAGGCAGTACACTATTGTATCCTTCTCTACCACTTCTCTGGACTCTGTGACAACAACTCTACCCCTTATGAAACTTTCTGATAGTACTATCAACCTTCTTCGTAATTTTTCGACCATCAACCAGTCGATCCTTTTCAAACAGGGTACAAAGCTTCGCACCATTTCTGTCATGAAAAACATCCTGGCAGAAGCCAATATTGATGAGGACCTTCCTCAAGAGTTTGGCATCTATGATCTCGGACAGTTCTTGAATTCTCTTAGTCTGTTCCAAGATCCCGACCTTACCTTCACTGGCGAAAGTCATGTGACTATCAAGGAAGGTCGCCAACGATCAAAGTATTTCTTTGCAGATCCTAGTGTGATTGTTTCTCCTCCTGAGAAATCTATTACCCTCCCATCTGTGGATGTTGAGTTCACTTTGAAGAGTGCTCAACTTGATCGTCTTCTTAAAGCTGCATCTGTTTATCATTTGACCGACCTCTCTGTTATTGGAGCGGATGGTGAAATTAAACTGATGGTACATGATCGTCGTAATGATACCTCTAACGATTTCTCTATCGTTGTTGGTGAAACTCAGAAGAATTTCTCTCTCCACTTCAAAGTGGAAAACATCAAGATTGTTCCTGGAACTTATGATGTGTCTATTTCTAAGAAACTTCTTTCTAAGTTCAAGTCTTCGGAATATGATCTGACCTATTACATTGCTCTAGAACCTGATCTAACTTGGAATGACTAAGATATGGAGGATCTGGAAGTATGCTCTAGGATCCTTTAATGATTCCACCACTAAAAAATATGATAATGCTATTTGTGGTATCAGATCATTTATCATGTTACAATTAGTGGTGACTAATGTTTTTATCGTTGCAGGCAATATTCGCCATTGGAACGATCATTACACACCTCCTCATTATGAACATATTTGTGACAGACCAATCGCCTCGAAAGTCGGCACTGGTCCTTCCTGATAAACATGTCGTGAAAATGCCACTAGAGTGCTGTCAGATGTTGTCTATCATCTACAGTAAGTGGTATTTGGATTGGGGTGTACTGTACAAAAAAGACGGTACGCCCTATAATACTAAGAAGGGTGCATTCCGTAATCACCCATGCACTATTTGGGCATCAAAGAATGTCAACAATCTTGCATGGTTGATTCAACACGGTTGTGCATTGACAACTGAATATTTGTATCGTTATGGAAAAATCCATTCGTGTAGTAAAACATTGTTTGGTGCGAAGAAAATCTTCCATCGACAAACTGGAAAAGCTATTGTATGTCATTCAATGGCTCAAGATTTTGTAAGGGCAATGCCAGATGAGTTTAAATTTGACACAAGCATTGACACTTTTACTGCTTACAAAAATTACATTAGGAGCAAACCTTGGGTTGCATCTAATTATCTTCGTGACGAATCCCGAAAACCAAATTGGGTCTAATTGATTATGAGTGATGAATTTCTTTGGGTTGAAAAATATCGACCCAAGACTATTGATGAATGTATTCTTCCTGATTCTATCAAGAAGACATTTAAAGACTTTGTTGCAGCAGGAGAACTGCCTAACCTTCTCCTTGCAGGACCACCTGGAATTGGTAAGACTACAGTCGCCAAAGCTTTGTGTGCAGAACTGGGTGTAGATTATTATGTTATCAACGGATCCGATGAAGGACGCTTCCTAGATACTGTACGAAATCAGGCCAAGAACTTTGCATCAACTGTCTCTTTGACTGGAGATGCAAAACATAAGGTCATCATTATTGATGAGGCTGACAATACTACTCATGATGTACAACTCCTACTTAGGGCGAATATTGAATCGTTCTACAAGAATTGTAGATTCATTTTCACCTGCAACTACAAGAACAGGATTATCGAACCACTACATTCCCGTTGTAGTGTCATCGACTTCTCCCTCAATGGAAAACAAAAGCCTGCGGTCGCTGCTTCCTTCTTCAAGCGACTCAACGATATCTTGGACACCGAACGGGTTGATGCTGACAAAAAGGTCCTCGCAGAACTCGTCAACAAACACTTCCCAGACTGGAGACGTGTACTTAACGAGTGCCAAAGATATTCTGTCGGCGGTAAAATTGACACAGGAATCCTCGCAAGTTTTTCGGATGTAAGTGTAAATGATCTCATTCAGAACCTTAAGAACAAAAAGTTTCCTGAAGTACGTAAATGGGTTGTCAATAATCTGGACAATGATTCTAGTGTACTTCTGCGTCGTGTTTACGATGCTCTTCATGATGCCCTTGAAGGTCCTAGCATTGCTGCTGCTGTCCTCATTATTGCTAAGTATCAGTATCAAATTGCATTCGTAGCAGATCAGGAGATCAATCTCTTAGCAGCATTAACTGAAATTATGGTGGAGTGTGAATTCAAATGACTATTGAAGGACGACCTTACTTGGGACCTGATGATACTTACGAAAAACAACGTAAGGTAAGGTTTCAAGATGCTATCGATGATTATCTTCTAGACGATCAAGTGTCTAGCAGACAAATCTATGAAGAGATGTTATCATGTATTGATGATACTCTCTCATACTATGAGAAAAATGCAGAAAGAGTCAGAGGATTGAGAAATCTGATGACGGGACATAAGGAGTGTGAATTCTAATGATTACTGAAAAAGAACTAAAGCATCATCGTCTTCAAGCCTGGTTGCGTGAACACAAGTGTGATGATATTGAATACCTTGGTGAGAAGAATGGAGACTACTGGTATCGTATTGGTCCGCATGAAATCACATCAGATCAATTTGAAGATATTGAGTTCGCTGGGGAAGTGGAAGTATGAGCAAGGAGAAAGTAAGAGCCCAAGTGAAATCTAGATTTTACTATTACTTCTGGGGTGCTGCTACTATTGCAGTTGTTGCTGGGCAAATTTATGTTGGTAGTGGTTATAGAATCATGGCCAAGAGTACAATTCAACTTCAGCAATTCTTTGCTGAGATCGTAGGGAATAGATATGGACCTTAGTTCACAGGAAGCTACATACGCTGCTGATCAATTCATCAATTACTTTTCAAATACTGGAAGAATTGATGAGTATCTTCGTGCAGTTAAATTAGATCGCATCGCAAGTCAACCTACTGCTCTGCCAGGTTTTGGTCCAGAGGATGACTTGTTTAGTGATTTTGATATGCATCCTAGTGATATGGATATTCGTGTTTATCCTGCGGGAGATACGAATGGGTTTAGTAACTCTTATTTTAATGAGAGACTACAAATTACTATGTCTCATGTGTTTGAGAATTCCATTCCTGGCAAATCATTGAAGTGGATTGTTCAGGAACAAAACACAAATAAAACTTTAGGGTTCATTAGGTTCGGGAGTCCTACAATCAATTCTAAACCACGTAATGAGTGGTTGGGTGATACACCAGAATTGAGTCGGTTTAACAGACATGCCATCATGGGGTTTGTTATTGTTCCAACCCAACCTTTTGGATTTAATTACTTGGGAGGTAAACTACTTGCCCTCCTCTGTTGTTCTCATACGGCAAGAGAACAAATCAATGCCAAATATGATTCAGATATTTGCTTGTTTGAGACAACCTCTCTGTATGGGTCTACAAAGTCATCCTCTCAGTATGATGGACTCAAACCCTACATGAGGTATAAGGGACTCACTGAGAGTGATTTTACACCACTCCTACATGATTCTGTGTTCAAAGACCTGAACAAGTGGTTCACCATTCGCAACGGCGATAAACTACTGGTCAAAGAAGATGCCTCTAGTAGAAAACTTAAGATTCAAACTAAGATGATCTCCATCATCAAGAAGTCTTTGACTGATCTAGATAAGTTGTCTGAGTTCAATAAGGCTATTGCAAGTGCAAAAGATCTGACAGAACAAAAAAGATTTTATATGTCCGACTATGGATTCAGCAACGCTCGTGAGGTTATACTTGGAACACAGGAAACTTTGCATCCTGGCCAAAATTATGACAAGTTCCACATGGAGAACTTGATTGCTTGGTGGAAAAAGAAAGCTAGTAAGAGATATGAAAAACTGAAGTCTGATGGAAGACTCAGAACCACACTTGAAACTTGGAATGTAAACCCCGACGAGATCGACATTATCCGATGAGTTACGAACTAAAAGAGTATTTGAATTCTATCAACTTCACAAAAGAAGATTTGATGAAGGATGAGGATCCTATGTGGGAGAAAAAATATCCTGCCTTTATTGTCAATAAGTGTCTTGCTAGTCATATCGATTGCATCATGTTTGCGAATGAGATGAACATGAATGGTCACCTAGGTTCCAAACTCCAGTATGACTTTTATCTAAATAGTCTTAGGAAAAAGAAGAGATTTTCTCCCTGGCTCCGTAAGGAAAAAATCAAAGACCTTGATGCAGTCAAAAAATACTATGGCTATAGTAATGAGAAGGCAACGCAAGCTTTGAAGATTCTAAATAAAGAACATATCGACTTTATTAAAAAGCGAATTGACGTTGGAGGTACAACATGACTGCGTTTGCAGAACCTGAAGTGAAGTGGTCTTCGGACCAAATGATTGAAGTTACATTAAATGAACCAGATGACTTTCTGAAAGTAAGAGAGACACTTACCCGTATTGGTGTTGCCTCTAGGAAAGAGAAAAAGATTTATCAGTCTTGTCATATTCTCCATAAGCAAGGTAGATATTATATTGTTCACTTTAAAGAACTGTTTGCTCTTGATGGTAAGCACGCAAATCTTACGGTGAATGACGTACAGAGACGTAATAGAATTATTAATTTGCTTGCTGATTGGGGACTTATTACTATTGTTAACCCTGAACTTATTGTTGATGTTGCTCCCTTGAATCAAATCAAGGTTCTCTCTTATAAGGATAAGGGTGACTGGACTCTAGAAACTAAGTATAATATCGGTAAGAAAAAGAAAACAACACCAGTGTGAAAAAAGAACTATTTTCGGTTCCTATACATTATGGATTTATCTCTAGCAATGATTTTTTAAAAGAAAAATTACTTCCTAGAATAGAGTTAACCCGAGACAAAGTAGAACTCCCAGAAGATTGGGACACTAATAAATTAATCACCTCATTTAATCATAACGATTTCAATGAGATGATTTTTGATGACATAACATATTATTCTTATATGGATTGTATTAGTGATGCCTTCGGTAATACAGGGCCTACCAAGATTCAAAAATTATGGTACAATTATTATGCTGATGGTGAATTCCAAGAGATTCATAATCACATAGGTGATATTTTTAATCCCACTCACATGTGTGGTGTTCACTTTCTTCAGTATGATAAAAGAATACATGAACCTCTAGTCTTCGAGGATCCCATGATGAAACTTAGAAGTTATGGGTGGGAAGCAGTAACTGATTATGAAGAGACATTTACTGTTGATGCTTCGGAGGGAGATGTAGTATTCTTTCCACCATACTTAGATCACAAAGTTAAGAGCGGAAATCCTACCCCAGATTATCCTAGGATTACTGTTGCTTTTAATATACAATTCTTTGATAATGAATAACAAATTTATTTTCGATGTAGACGGTACATTGACTCCCAGTAGAAAGACCATTGATCCTAACTTCCGTAGGTTCTTTTTGGAATTCGCTGAGAGTCATATTTGTTATCTAGTCACAGGAAGTGATAGAAAGAAGACTCTTGAACAGGTTGGAGAAGAGATCTGTAATGCTTGTGTACGTGTCTATAACTGTTCTGGAACGGATGTATATGAGGAAGATCGAAATGTTCGTAGAGTGAATTGGGACGTGCCTGATGACCTTGTAGATCACTTATACGAGGAGTTAGATCGTAGTGAGTTCCCCATTCGTAATGGATTGCACTTGGAGTACAGACCAGGTGGACTCAACTTTAGTATTCTTGGTCGTGGTTCTGGGGAAGGATGGCATCGAGATGAATATGTTAAGTGGGACAAAAAATATAAAGAGAGAAAAAAGATTGCTTCTAGACTTAAGGAGAAGTTTTCCGACATAGAAGTTCAGGTCGGTGGACAAACTGGATTGGATCTTGCTCCTAAGGGAAATAATAAGAGCATGATACTTTCTGATTTTTCTACTTTAGATAAGTTACATTTTTTTGGTGACATGATGGACGAGGGAGAAAATGATTATCCATTAGCCAAAGCTGTAACGGATATGGGGGGTATACCGTACCACGTAAAAAATTGGAAGGAAACCCGAACTATTTTAAAGGGTTTTCACGACCTAGATCCTGGAAGGAAGTTGTATAATTAGTATGTCGCCTTAGGGGACATCAAAATCAAATCTCGCTTTAAAAGGAGAAGTACAATGGGAAACCTTCAACGCTATCAGGCAGCAGATCTACCACAGTTGTTTGATCGTATCACTCGCAACGCAATCGGTATGGACGATTACTTCGACCGTATCTTTACGTTGAACGAGACACAGGCAAACTATCCACCATTCAATCTAGTGCAGATCAACAATGTTGAATCTAGACTAGAAATTGCTTTGGCTGGATTTAGAAAGGACGAAGTTAACGTCTACACTGAATTTGGGAAACTCTTTATTGAGGGACAAAAAGAGGACACAGAATCCCAAACTACCTATGCCCATCGAGGCATCGCTCAAAGATCTTTCACTAGAAGCTGGACTCTTTCTGATGATACTGAAGTTCGCTCGGTAAACTTTGAGGATGGGCTATTGACGATTGAACTTGGTAAAGTAGTTCCAGATCATCATGCAAGGAAGGACTGGTTCTAAATACTAAGGAATATCGTCGCCGCAGGGGGTAACTGGCAAAGACCAGTTGACACCCCCCTTTTTTTGTGCCATAATATATTTGTTGAATCGACGGGTTCAACGGGGAGTGACTGAATAACCCTGTTGGAATTAGGCGGGGTAATGTAAATGGTTAGAGGTGGTACTCGCCTTCCCTAAAGGAAGTGAACCCGAACCAAGGGAACCATTGTTGTTATGTACTAATTTTCGCTTTAGCGATTCCCATAACTTGAGGGTACGAAGTATTCCCTCCTCCCACCCTACACAACTATTAAAGAGTAAGATGACCATCAAATTAGTACTTCTAAAATCTAATGAAGAAGTCATTGCTGATGTAACTGAACTTGTTGACAACGACGATAAGACAAAATATATTGTATTAGGTAATCCATACTGTTGTAAACTCGTAGAGAACCCTGAGCTTCTCACCGAGGACACTGTAGAAGGAGAGACTACATATAGTGTTCAGTATTATCCATGGATGCCTTTGACATCCGAGAAGAGAATCCCAATCAGTCCAGACTGGGTTGTTGCCATCACTGAACCATGTGAGATGGTAATGAAATCATACACAGACAGGATGAAAGAAAAAGAAGATGGATGAAACCACTAATGTACAAATCATCATTTTAAAGAATGATGAGGTTTTGATTTCTGCGATTGAAGAAGTTGGCGCTGAGATTGGTGATCCCAATTGCAAACTTACTTCTCCCTATAAAATTCTAGGTAAACATGAAACTGACAAACCTCCACATGAGAGACTTGTTCCATGGTTATCTGACTATACTGATGACACAGAATTGATGATGTCATCTGAGAGTATTCTAACTCTCGTTGAGCCACACAAAGCACTAATTGACGCATACTTGAAACTCGCTACGACATGAGGTTTTACACCAACGTTTTTCAGATCGGAAACTATATTTTGGTCAGGGGATATGAGGACGGAAAACATTTCAGTGATAGGACACAGTTCCATCCAACGTTCTATGTTCCTACAAAAAAGAAAAGTAAGTGGAAGACATTAGATAACGTTGCTGTGGAACCAGTAAAACCTGGTACGATCAAGGAGTGTAGAGAATTTATTGATAAGTATTCTCAGGTCAATGGATTTAACATCTATGGCAATGAGAGATATGTTCACCAATATATTTCTGAAAAGTATCCTGAGGATGAAATTAAATTTGATGTTAGTAAGATTGATCTAATCACTATTGACATTGAGGTATCTGCTGAGAGTGGATTCCCCGATGTCTTTAATTGTGCTGAGGAGATCCTTCTCATTACCATTCAGAATTACAATACCAAAGAAATTATTACTTGGGGAACACGGCCATATACAACTAACAATAAAAAGAATCATCGATATATTGATTGTCATAATGAAGAAGGTCTAATCAATATTTTCCTTGAGTGGTGGGAACAACATACTCCAGAAGTTATCACTGGTTGGAACTGTGAACTGTATGATATTCCATATCTCGTCGGCCGTGTAGATCGTCTGATGGGTGAGAAGGTTGCAAAGAAGTTCTCTCCATGGGGTATTGTTAGGAAGAATGAGTTTACTATTGCTGGTAGACAGAATATCTCTTATGAACTTGCAGGTATCTCTGTAATCGATTATCTTGATCTGTACAAGAAATCTCCCGCAACTCCTAATCAAGAGAGTTATAAACTGGATCATATTGCCTCTCAGGAACTTGGTCAGAAGAAACTTGATCACAGTGAGTATGATACTTTCCGTGATTTCTATACCAAAAACTGGCAGAAGTTTGTAGACTATAACATCGTTGACGTGGAACTGGTTGACCGTCTTGAGGATAAACTCAAGTTGATTGATCTATGTTGCACCCGTGCATATGATGCTAAGGTTAACTTCAGTGATATTGCCTATCAAGTTCGTACTTGGGATGCTATCATTTACAACTATTTGAAGAAACAGAATATTGTTATTCCCCAGAAAGAACGCAATCAAAAGGATGAGAAGTACGCTGGTGCATATGTAAAAGAACCTAAACCTGGTGTGTATGATTGGGTTGTGTCCTTTGACCTTAACTCACTGTACCCTCACCTGATCATGCAATACAATATCTCACCTGAGACTCTGCTTGATAAAAAACATCCGAGTGCGACGGTAGATAAACTATTGAATCAGGACATCACATTTGAGATGTACAAGGACTATGCAGTCTGTGCTAATGGTGCGATGTTCCGCAAGGACAAGAAAGGATTCTTGCCTGAATTGATGGAGAAGATGTACAACGAACGTGTCATCTTCAAGAAACGAATGCTGAAGGCAAAACAAGCCTATGAAAAAACTCCTACCAAAGATCTTGAGAAAGAGATTGCTAGGTGTAACAACGTTCAAATGGCTAAGAAGATTGCTCTTAACTCTGCTTATGGTGCCATCGGTAACCAGTACTTTAGGTACTACAAACTTGCCAATGCAGAGGCAATCACTCTTTCAGGTCAAGTAAGTATTCGTTGGATTGAAAACAAAATGAATAGAAAAATGAATTCTATTCTAAAAACTGAGGATAAAGATTATGTTATTGCTTCTGATACCGATTCTATCTATTTGCATATGGGTCCTCTGGTTGAGGCTGTATACAAGGGAAGAGAGAAAACTACTGAAGGCGTTGTCGCGTTCCTTAACAAGGTGTGTGAGAAACAACTTGAGCCTTATATTGAGAGTTCTTACCAAGAACTGGCGGACTACGTTAACGCCTACGATCAAAAAATGATCATGAAGCGAGAGAATATCGCAGACCGTGGTATTTGGACCGCTAAGAAAAGATACATCTTGAATGTATGGGACAGTGAAGGCGTTCGTTATGAGAAAGCTAAACTGAAAATTATGGGTATTGAGGCTATCAAGACTTCTACTCCTGCTCCTTGTAGGGTCATGATTAAAGATGCACTCAAATTGATGATGACTGCTACCGAAGATGACGTTATTGATTTTATCGAGAACAGTAGAACTGAGTTTAGTAATCTCCCACCAGAAGAGATCGCTTTCCCACGCAGTGTATCTGATGTGAACAAGTGGAAGTCTAATGCGACTATGTATGAGAAGGGTTGTCCCATTCACGTTCGTGGAGCGATTTTGTATAACCACTGGACTAAACAAAAGAAGTTGCAGAACAAATATCCTGCCATCCAGAGTGGTGAGAAAATTAAGTTCTGTTATTTGAAAACTCCTAACTGGATGCATGAGAATGTCATCTCTTTTATTGGCGACTTCCCTAAAGAACTTGACCTTGAAAAGAGTGTTGACTATGAGTTACAATTTAATAAGTCGTTCCTAGAACCTATCAAAACTATTCTGGATTGTATTGGTTGGGATATTGAACGCAAAAATACATTGGAGTCTTTCTTCTCATGAAGTATGTTGTATGCTGGACAGACTCTGGTTTATATAAACCAGAAAATTGTAAGGTTATAGAATCAAAAGAAACTGCTGATTACCTTGTCAAACATATGAAAAAGTTGTATAATCACGTTAGGGTATACAAAGCGGACAAGTATGGATCATAAAAAGAGAATCCTAACTCTTGTCACTGGTGGATTTGACCCAATCCACAGTGGACATATTGCTTACTTTAAGAAAGCTAGAGAACTTACAAACTATCTCGTAGTAGGTTTGAATACTGAAGAGTGGTTGAAACGTAAGAAGGGTCAGTACTTTCAATCTTGGAAGGAAAGAGCAGAGATCATTCGACATCTTGATATGGTAGACGCAGTGATTACCGTTGAAGATGATGATAAAGGATCTGCATGTAAAGCTATTGAGACCTGTCTCGACATTGCAGATACTGTTGTGTTTGCTAATGGTGGAGATCGCGGTAAAGATAATACTCCAGAACTAGATCGATTCTGTAACGATGCTAGAGTGGAGTTTTATTATGGTGTTGGCGGCTCTGATAAATTGAATAGTAGTTCATGGTTGCTCCATGATTATTTTCAAAGACAACGGAGAATCTTAGGTATATGAGTGATCTTAATATTGAGTGGACGGCTTTTTCTCCTCCCAATGTACCTTTGTTGCAGACTAAACTCCCTGATTATATCATGGATTATCTGTGGGAAAGAATTGAACAGGCTAAAGCTGATAACATTCCATGGGGAGATCGACTTGCTGGAAATATTAGTTCCAGTTTGTTGATGTATGATATTGATAATTATTTTCTAGATAATATTATTGGACCAGTAACTGAAAGATTGGTCAATGATAACCCTAGAACTTTTGCTCCTTCTTTTCATGAAAGTGTGTTTGAGGAGTGGGATTTAAAATTCAAAATGAACATGTGGGTAAACTTTCAGAAACAAACTGAGTTTAATCCAGTACATGCTCATAGTGGATGTACTTCTTTTGTAATCTGGATGAAGATTCCTACAGACCCAGAAGAACAACACAATCTAGATCTTCCTTTCAAAACTGATGCTGCTTCTGATTTTGCCTTTGAGTATACTAATATTCTAGGTGAACATCAGACTATGACAATTCCTATGAGTAAAGAGATGGAAGGTGTTATGGCCGTCTTCCCATCAAAGTTGAGACATAGTGTATGTCCCTTCTATAGTTGTGACGAAGATCGTATTAGTATCTCAGGGAATCTTCTGTGGGATATATCACCTAAAAACAAGGACTAAATTATTATGGATTTTCTAAAAGATATTGTCAAAGAGATCGGAGATGACTACACAAAACTCGCATCCGATATTGATGATGCTGAAGAATACGTTGACACAGGTTCGTACATCTTTAACGCACTTGTATCAGGTAGTATTTTTGGTGGTGTATCTGGGAACAAGATTACTGCTATTGCTGGCGAGTCAAGTACTGGAAAAACTTTCTTCAGTCTTGCAGTTGTCAAAAATTTCCTTGATAGCAATCCTGATGGGTATTGTCTATATTTTGACACTGAAGCCGCTGTTAACAAGTCTCTACTCGCAAGTCGTGGGGTGGATTTGGATCGCACCGTTGTTGTCAATGTCGTAACAATTGAGGAGTTTAGATCAAAGGCACTTAAGGCAGTTGATATATACTTAAAAAAACCAGTAGAGGATCGCAAACCTTGTATGTTTGTGTTAGACTCTCTTGGTATGCTTTCCACTGAGAAAGAGATTACTGACGCACTCAACGACAAACAAGTCCGCGACATGACCAAATCACAACTGGTCAAAGGTGCATTCAGAATGCTCACTCTTAAGTTGGGTCAAGCAAATATCCCCATGATTGTAACCAACCACACCTACGATGTCATCGGCGCTTATGTACCTACAAAAGAAATGGGAGGAGGCAGTGGACTCAAGTATGCAGCTTCTACCATCATTTACCTTAGCAAAAAGAAAGAGAAAGACGGCACCGATGTCGTTGGAAATGTTATCAAAGCAAAGACTGCTAAGTCGCGTTTAAGTAAGGAGAACAAAGATGTATCAGTGCGTCTTTATTACGATGAGCGTGGTCTTGATCGATATTATGGTCTTCTTGAACTCGGTGAACTCGGTGGTCTCTGGAAGAATGTTGCAGGTCGTTATGAAATAGACGGTAAGAAAGTTTATGCAAAACAGATCCTCAAAGAACCAGAGAAATACTTTACGGAAACTGTTATGGAAAAACTTGACGAGATCGCTCAGACGGAATTTAGCTATGGATAAATTCATCAAGACTGTTGAAGTCTTTGATGAGTCTACTTGTAAAGCTATTATAGATGTTTTTGAAGAGTCTCTCAACAAAGAGAGAATTGAAAACATGTATACACCTCAGTTTACTCAAGTAAATCTAAACAAAGAATCTAAGTACAAGAAATTTGTACAGGTTCTATCCTACAAGTTCGTGGAAGTAATGAAGCGATACAAGTCGGAAATGCCTGAGTATGCTGAGTGGTTCCCTGAGAGAGTTTTCTTTGAAGAGTTCAGAGTAAAAAAATACGAACCAGGGTCTAGTGACCAGTTTGAACTTCATGTTGATGTTGAGGATCATGCTAGTGCCAAGAGATACCTGGCATTTTTATGTTATCTGAATGATGATTTCTTTGGTGGAGAAACTGATTTCCCTTACAACAAATTGACAGTCAGACCCAAAACTGGTACAGTGCTTGTGTTCCCTCCTACATGGCAGTATCCACATAGGGGTATTCCTGTGAAGAAAGGAAGTGCTAAGTACATATTGAGTACTTACCTACATTATTATTGATATGGAATCCATTGAAAACACTGTACTCCGAAATTTTATTTTGGATGCAGAGTATACTAGGAAGGTATTGCCTTTCGTCAGACCAGAATATTTTGACAATTTACATGAGAGAACCATATTTGAAGAATGTGCTAAGTTCATTGTAAATTATAATAATCCTGCAACAGTAGAAATCTTACAGATTGAGTGTGAGAAACGTAAGGATATCAATGATGAGACCTATAAAGAAATCTGCCAGTGGTTAGATAATATTGACGACTCTCCAACAGATGATCAGTGGTTGATTGATACTACAGAGAAGTGGTGTAAAGATAGAGCGATTTATCTTGCCCTTGTCGAGAGTATTGGAATTGCAGACGGTAATGATAAGAAGAAAGGAATCGATGCCATTCCCTCTATTCTTCAGGATGCACTTGCAGTAAGTTTTGACCACCATGTAGGTCACGATTACATTGAAGATGCTGAGGAACGATTTGCTTTCTATCACCAAACGGAGGAGAGGATTGCGTTTGACTTGGAGTTCTTTAATAAGATTACAAAAGGTGGACTAGTAAATAAGAGTCTCAATATTGCACTTGCTGGCACTGGTGTTGGTAAGTCTTTGTTCATGTGTCACATGGCATCCGCTTGTCTTCTTCAAGGAAAGAATGTTTTGTACATTACCATGGAGATGGCGGAAGAAAAGATTGCAGAACGGATTGATGCTAACCTGTTGAATGTTCCTATTCAACAACTTAAGGATCTTCCAAAGATGATGTTTGATACCAAAGTGAGTAAACTTGCTGAAAAAACACAGGGTGCTCTTATAATTAAAGAATATCCCACCGCATCTGCACACAGTGGACACTTTAGGTCACTTCTTAATGAGCTGCAACTTAAGAAGTCATTTAGACCTGATATTATTTTCATTGATTACCTTAATATATGCGCTTCCTCTAGGTATAGCAAGATGGGTAATGTCAATTCATATTCTTATATTAAAGCTATTGCAGAAGAACTTAGAGGACTGGCTGTTGAAGCAAACGTCCCTATCGTTTCTGCCACGCAGACCACTCGTTCTGGTTATGGTAGCTCTGATGTTGAG